CCGTCACCGAGTGGTGCCAAGAGGAGGTGATCCTGAGCGAACGCCAGACGCAGATGCCCGGCGCGTTCTCGTGCAGCATGACCCCCTACCTCCGCGAGCCGCTCGAGTGTTTCGGCGATGTCGATGTTTCCGACCTCGTGCTGGTCTTTGGGACGCAGACCGGCAAGACCACCATGGTCCAAGCAGGCACCGCCTGGCGCATCGTCAACAAACCACAGCCCGTCGTCTGGGTCATGCCCACCGAAGGCCTCGCCCGATCGTTTTCCGAAACCCGCTGGCTCCCGCTCTTCGAGGACAGCGCCACCCTCCGCGAGCAAATCCCCAGCGACCGGCACAAATTCAAAAACCTCGAGCAGCATTTTTCCAGATGCTCCCTCGTCTTCGTCGGCAGCAACTCCCCGGCGAACCTCGCCAGCCGCCCCGCCGGCCTCCTTCTCATGGACGAGGTGGACAAATTCGCCCGCGAAACCGACAGCGAGACCAGCGCCCTTTTCCTCGCCGAGAACCGCACGAAGAGTTTCGTCGGCGCGCTCCGCGTCAAGACCTCCACCCCCACCACGCCCGACGGCGCGATCTGGCAGGAATATCTCAAAGGCACCCAGGAGAAATATCTCCTCCCCTGCCCGCATTGCCACGAACGCATCGAACTCCTCTGGGACCAAGTCCGCTGGGACCAATCCGCCCGAGGCGAGGACGCCCGGTGGAACATGGCCCGCGTCGAAGAATCCGCCCACTACCTCTGCCAGCGATGCGGCGGCGAAATCAACGACGGCCAGAAAATGGAAATGCTCGCCGCCGGCCAATGGTCCGCCACCAACCCCGCCGCCCAACGCGGCTTCCGCAGCTTCCACCTCAATTCCCTCTACGCCCCCTGGCGGAGTTGCACATTCGGCGCGCTCGCCGTGAAATTCCTCCGCGACAAAGACACCATCAACGGCCTCCAGGATTTCACGAACTCCACCATGGCCATGCCCTGGGAACAGGTCCAGACCTCCGTCGGCGAAGCCGATGTCCTCGCCCTCCGTGGCGACTACCGCCGCGGCTCCTGCCCCATCGAGCCCGACATCGTTCTCTTCGGAGCTGACATCGGCCTCGAGCGCCAGCACTGGGTCACGGCCGCCTTCGACACGGATGGCAACGCCACCGTCCTCGACTACGGCACCACGCTCGCCATCGAGGATCTCGACGAGCCACTGTCGCGCACCTACACCACGCCCGCCGGCCAAAGCGCCCAGCCCCTCGTCGGCCTCATCGACTCCGGCTTCAGCACCTACCGCGTGTATCATTTTTGCGCGAAGATGCACCCCCGCCTCCACCCCGCGAAAGGCTCCCAAGCCATGACCGGCCGCCGCCCCATCACCATGACCCCGCTCGACGAATTCCCCGGCCTCGGTCTCTACACTTACATCGACGCGTTACTGAAGGACGAACTCTACCAGACCCGAATCAAGGAACGGAAACTCGGTCTGCAAATCCCCCTCGACTCCGACAACGAATTCCTCCGCAGCCTCGGTGGCCAAATGAAAGTCCCCCGCCGCACCGCCAGCGGAACCGAACTCATCTGGAAAAAACTCGCCGCCGATCACTACGGCGACGCCTTGAAACTCTGCGTCGTCGCCTGGCGCGAGTTGAAAAAATGAACTGCCCGAATTGCCACCACCGAAAAAGCCGCATCGTGGACACCCGCAGCCCCCGCCGCCGCCACGAGTGTCTGAACTGCCGCACCCGCTGGAGCACCACCGAAGTCATTCTGCCCAGCACCATCGCCACCGTCCGCGACACCCGCACCTGGCTGGAAAAAATCCAAGCCAAACTCGCCGAGGTTTGACTCCCGTCCCCAGAATACCGGTGGGGCATCGAGGGCGGTGCGCCACTAAGTCGTGGCCTGGGGCGGGTGTGTAGGCGCTTGAAAAAGCAGCCGAGACCCTTACTCGACGCGGGCAACCGCGCTTTTTCGAGGAAGCGCATCAGGCAACCGAGCGACCTGGACTCCATCGGACCATCCCCCTCGGCGCCCTCTGTGTTCTCTGTGGTCAATCCAATCGTTTGACACCCCGCCTCCGGCATGGACAAAGCCCGTGCCTTTTCGGCTTACAAAGAATTTCTCCGCGAGTCGGGTAAAACCCGCGCCCAGCTCCTCCAACTCGCCGCCGATCTCGAATCCGGCATTGAAGATGTCACTCTGTTGACCGTCTCCACCGAAGGCTCCTCTTCCAGCGGAATGAAGAGCGACCTCACGCGCGAGGCCCGATTTGCCGCCGTCATGGAAGTCATCGCCGAAGGCACCGGTGGGCGACAACTCATGGCATTCCCCGACTACCGGCACTTCCACTCGCAGACCTGACTTTTTGACAGCGAGCGGACGGGCATGGCGGAAATCAAAGAAATCAAAAAATCAAAACGCGGCGGTGCGCGCCCCGGAGCCGGTCGTCCCCGCAAAATTTCCGACCCCCAAGCCGCCGCCTTCGAGGCCGCCACGCGCACATCGAACACGAACAGCAGCCGCGCGTGGATTTACATGCCGACCATCCAGCCCCGGAGCGAATTCGGCCAATACGAGCGCACCGAGCTGATCCGCAAGGCCCACTGGATGTATAACAACCTCGGCATCGCCGCGCGAGCCATCGATTCTGTGGCCCGCTACTCCGCGCCGCTCACGCCGCAGGCTCGCACCGCCGACACCGATTTCAACAAAGCCGTCGAGCGCCTTTTTGAAGACTCGTGCGGCACCGCCGCATTCGGATTCGACGCCGCCGCCGAAGTCAATTTCTACGAAGCACAGCCCTACATTTTGCGCCAAGTCGCGCTCGACGGAGATTTTTTCTGGCAAAAAATCCTCTCCCGCTCCGGCCGCGGCATGGTCCGCTTCATCGCCGGAACCAGCATCGCCAACAGCGGAGGCAGCAGCACGACCGGAGATTGGCACGACGGCGTGCAAGCCGATGATTTTGGCCGCCCGATCGCCTTCAATGTCGTCCAGTCGATCAATCCCGCGAAGGCCACGATCGTCAGCGCCGACGAACTCCACCAAGTCCGCAAACACTACCGCCGCGGATACCTCCGCTCGCCCTCATGGCTCGCCCGCGCCTGCAACCACCTCCAGGATGTCAGCGAAATCCTCGCCTACGAGAAATCGTCGGTGAAATTAAATTCGCAAATCGCCTTCGTCATCACCTCGCCCGAAGCCGGCCGCATCGGCCTCGGCGCAGGTCTCCAAAAACAAACATTTCAAGATGTCGGCGAGGTCACGGTGGACAAGCTCTACAACTCCTCCGGCATCCCGCAGCTCAAGCCCGGCGAAGAGTTGCAATCGTTTTTCAACAACCACCCGAACACAAATTTTCAATCCTTCCTGAACTACCTCGTGCGAGACATCGCCTGGGGCATGGGCCTCTCGCCCGAACTCCTCTGGGACATCACGAACTCCGGCGGTGCCAACACCCGCTTCCTTCTCGAAGACGCCAACTTCTTCTTCGCCGAGTGCCAGTCCCTCCTCATCGAACAATTCTGCCGCCCGTTCTGGACCTTCTGGGTCTGGAACGAAATCAAAAGCGGCCGCCTCAACTACCGCGGTGACGATTGGTGGCGCGTCGATTTCATCCCGCCCAAACGGCCCAGCGTAGACCTCGGACGCGAAGGCAGCCTTTACCTCTCGCTCGTCCGCTCGGGCCTTATGACCCGCAAGCGCTACTTCTCGATGCTCGGAATGGACGACGAGACTGAGGAGGACGACCTGATCGCCTCCGCCGTGCGCTTCAAGAAGAAATGCGAAGCCGCCGGCATCAATCCGCTCGAAGTCATCCCGCCACCGCCCGGCTCTCCCAATGTGCTCATCGAACAAGAAAACCAAAACGACGACGAGCCGCCTCGAAACCCACGCCAACCAGCCACACAACCATGAAACAACCCACCCACAAATTCTATGCAATGGAAAAAACCGGCGACGATGAAACCACAATCCACCTCTATGACGAGGTCGGTGCTTTCGGCGCAGGCAGCAAAGACTTCCTCGCAGACCTCGCCAAACTCGACGGACAGCACATCCACCTTCGCATCAACTCCCCTGGCGGAAGTGTTGTCGAAGGCACTGCAATCTACAACGCCCTCCGCCGCCACAAAGGCGGAGTGACCGTCCACATCGACGCACTCGCCGCCTCGATGGCTTCGGTCATCGCCATGGCCGGCGCGCCCGTTTACATCGCCGACAACGCCCTGATGATGATCCACAACCCGTGGACCGTCAGCGCCGGAGACAGCGATCAACTCCGCCGCGAAGCCGACCTTCTCGACAAACTCAAGGCCACCCTCGTCAACGCCTACAAGCGCAAGTCCGGCATGGAGGAGGAAGAGATCGAAAAAATGATGAACAACGAGACATGGCTCGACGCCGTCGAAGCCGTCGCCCTCGGATTCGCCGACGCCATCGAAGACGGCGTGGCCGCCGCGGCCTCCGTCACCCCGGCACAACTCCGCGCCCGATTTGACACTTTTGCAAAGGGCATGGAAAAACCCGCAGCCGAAATCCAAGAGCCCGCCGCTCCCGAAGTCATCGAAGAGCCGGCCGCCACGAACGAAGTCATCGAAACCGTCGCCGAAGTTCCCGCCGAGCAGCCCGCCATCGAAGAGCCCGCCGCTCCCGCCGAGACGGCCGCGCCCGTCGAAGAGCCACAGGCCCGCCTCGCCGCAGCCGATTCCATCCTCGCCAAATTCAATGCCGCCATCGCCGAGCGTGATGCCGCTCTCTCCGAAGTCGCCGCCTACAAAGCGAAATTCGAGGACACCTCGAAGCTCGTCGAAGTCCTCCGCGCCGAAATCGCCGCCGACCGCGAGTCCCTCGGTCGCCTCGAGCGTTCGCTCGGCCTCGCCGCCGCCCAAGTCGTCCCGGTCATCGAGCAAACCCCCGCCACCCCGGCAGACATCTACGCCCAGTGGAAATCCGCCACAGGCGCCGAGAAGACCCGCATTTTCCGAGCAAACCGCAAAGCCCTCGAAGCTCACGCGAAGTCTCAAATTTGACAGGCCGGAAAAAACGAAACCCACAACCTAACCACAACCCACCACTCCAATGGCCACAACCATCAGCTCCGAACTCAAACTGAATGTCGTCCTCGACAGCGCCCTCGTCGCGCTCCGCGAGGCGCTTCTCCCGCTCAACTCCTTCTCGACTGTCTTCAACAGCGTCCCGCTGCAAGGCACCGACAAGATCGCCGTCCCGTTCTTCCCTCTCGCCACCGACGCGACGAGTGACTTCAACGGCACCTATGCGTTCTCCGACTCGAATGCGATCAACTCCCGCGAGATCACGGTGAACAAGCGCAAATATCAAACCCTGAGCTTCACCTCCGCCGAGTTGGCACGCCAGCCCTACTTCAACCCCGAGCAGCTCGGCTTCCAGAAGGGCCGCAAGCTCGCCGAGGACATCCTCAAGGACATCCTCTCCGTCGTGACCCTCGCCAACTACGGCGCGGCGATCCACACCGGAGCCGCCTCCACATTCGACAGCGATGACCTCATCACCATCAAGACGGCCCTCGATGTTGCCAAGTGGCCCAAGGTCAGCCGCACCGTCATCCTCGACAACGCCTATGAAGGCGCACTCCTCAAGGATGCTTCGATCAAGAACGCCTCCGCGGTCGGCACGCCCTCCGCGATCCAGAACGGCCGCCTGCCCCAGATCGCCGGCTTCGATGTCATCGGCACGAACCTGATCCCCGGCAACTCGCAGAACCTCGTCGGCATGGTCGCGCTCCCCGAGGCGATCCTTGTCGCCTTCTCGCCCATCCAGCCGGCACCCGCCGTCCGCAACAACCTCACAGCCTACGAGACCGCCGTTGATTCCGAGACCGGCCTCACCATCGAGTATCGCTCCTGGGGCGATCCCGACACCGACACCGAGAAGGCCGTCATGGAAGTGAATTACGGCTTCGCCAAAGGCCACGAGGCCGCCCTCAAACGCATCGTCAGCGCCTAATCCGCGATGCGTCTCGGACTCACACTCACCCGCACCGGCGACACTTGGAAGGTCGAATCCCTTCCAAGCGTCCCGCTGGCCGACCAACTCGCCGCATTCAAGGCGAAGCAAATCGGCGAAGGATTCGGCGCGGTCGAAGAGGTCTTGGTGGTCACACTATCCGACACGGTCAAGCGCCACATCAAGAAGCCCTCGGCCACGCCCGAAGCCCCGGCGGAAGAGTCTTCAAAACCCAAAAAGAAATGAACTAAAGATTCGCGCATGGTCTCCGCGCCAACGCCCGCCGGTCCTGCTGACCCGGCGGGCGTTTTCTTTTTTTGACACACCCTCGAGGTCGTCGTCAGTTCGATGTTCGATAAGCGCCCGGCGGCTTTTCTGTTTGTCCCCGCCGGGCGCTACCCAAACCGCAGGATGGACAAGAGGCTAAGTTACCAGGCCCATACCCTGGAGACGCGGGTTCGACTCCCGCTCCTGCTATTTTGACACCCGTCCTCTGGCGTGTCGCCTGAGTCTGTCAATCACCTGCGCCTGCGCTCTGCCAGAGCCGCAAATTCAATGTATGGCGTGCTGGCCACATTCCGAGGTGAGCAAATCCGCGTCGTTCTCAATGCGGTTCAAATCTCGCTGGAACTCTCGCTCGGCGGCATGTCGCAAGGCGGCGTTTTCCGATGTCGCTTTCTCGCCGAACACCTTCAATCTCCCCCGCGCGTCAACGAATCCCTCATCTACCAAGGCCGCACCTACATCATCCGCGAGGTGGTCGAGCCGGTGCAGCTCCACGGCGAACACATAGCCATCCTCACGCCAGGTTCCAAACAATGAACCAGGAAATCGAATCCTCGCTCCGCTCCTGGTTGTCGTCCTTGGAAGACTTTGACGGCGTTTCGATCCACGCCGGCCAGGACAACACCGAAATCCCCGGAGACCAGCCAGCCATCATCACCGCCTGCGGCGAAATCGAAGCCGTTGGCGGCAACTTGCACAAGGCATCGGTCACTCTCTTGCTCTCCACGCCGTGCAACCTCGAATCCGACCAGCACCGCACACTCGCTTTGGCTTTGCGCGACGCGGTTTTTGCGCCTTCGGCATTGGCTACATTTTTCCCAACCAGCCTCAGCCTTGCCGGAATTTCGCTCCGCACATGGCAGGAATCTCAAGACGGCGGCCGCTGGATTTGCACCGCCAATCTCACGCTCGGCATCGCACGAAATTTGACAACCTGAAAATACCGAAACCCGAAACCTAACCAAATACCACCATGGCCGCTACTATTTACCGATCCTCCGCAGTTTCAAACGCCACCTACGGCACGCCCGATGTCTCGGGCCTCATCGTCACCGGATTCACCATCACCGAGTCCGCTGAAACCTCCGAAATGAAAGACGACCAGGGAGGCGTTGTTGCCGTCTCGGTCTCTGAGCCGATCAAGGAAGTGTCAATCGAAGGTATGCGGACAGGCACATTCAGCCAGAGCGTTGGCGGTGCCCTGACTGTCACCATGCCCACCGGCCACAGCCTTGGCGCGACAACGATCGTTACCAGCATCGAAACGACCTTTGCCGCCGAGGAGTTCGAGCAAATCTCGCTCGACGCGAAATCCTACAGCACAGCGATGACCGCGGCTTGATCCCGCACACATCCCGCGGGGCCGCATGAACAGCGGCTCCGCGGCCACAAACGAGAAATCCACGATAAATGTCCCTCGCCCTTTTCAGCACCAGCAACATCAAGGTTGCCTCGATCCTGGCCACGCTCGGATTTGAGTTTGAAAATCCCACAGTCCCCGCCACCCGCATCAAGCGGGAATCCGGCGAGGAATCCACCGTCTTTTGGTTCAAGGCGAACCACCCGGAGACCAGCCAGCAGGCCAATGAAGTCATGCGCTGGATCACCGCGGACCCCGACGCATTCTGCGAAAAACACCCCGAGCACCCCGTGGCCTACATGCTCGCCGCGCTCCGCAACCGCGACGAACTCCTCCGCGTCGTCAAGGCCACCCCGCGCCAGATCGTTTTCCAGCGCAACGGCAAAATCATCTCCATCTCCGAGAACGCCACCGACGCCGACAAGAAGCGCTTCGCCAAATTTTTCTAAACCACCAACCCAACCACCAACGAGAAAGCACACACCATGATAGATACCGAAATGCTCACTGACGACGAAGCGCTCCGCACCACGGCCATGGCCGATGGCCCTCGCCAAGTCGGCAAATTCACCCTCCGCCCGATGACGGCGCTCACTGTCTCCTGGGCGCAGCGAAACGAAGTTTTTACTGAAAAAAAAGACATGGTCTTCAATGTGGCCGCCTTCATGTTCCTGCACACCGAGCCGCTGCCGAAGCTCCGCGCTGTGGTGAACAACCGCGCCGCCTTCATCGAAGCCGTGGATGCCTGGATCGAAAAAAACATCCGGCATCACCTCGAAATCGCCGAACTCAGCCGCGCGATGAACGAGTCCTATCAACTCTACACCGCCTCGGCCTCCACTGCCGAAAACGCCGGCTCCGCCGCGGGAAACTGACCGGCCCCAGCTGGCTCGCCGGATATGTCGCCCGCATCGCTCGCGTCACCGGCTGGGGCTTCCGAGAAATCACCGAAGAACTGCCTTTTGCCGCGGGCCTGCAAATCCTGCACTACGACGACATCCTTCACGGACGCAAGCGCCGGTTCCTTCGAGATTCCCGAAATGTAAATTTTGACTCGCTCTCCGAATTGAACTCCGTCCTCGAAAAATTCCGCGATGCCTAAAATGTCCATCGACTTCACGAAATTTGAACAGCTCCTCACCGAGTATTCGCAGATTCGTGAGGTTTCCCTGCCGGACGCCGTGGCCCTCCACGCGCGTCTCGTTTGCGTGGAGCTTGGCCGCCGCACACAGCCATTCGGCTTCGGTGCTGACGCCCAGTCGCTCGGCGAAGCCCGCGTGCAAAAAGACATCCAGCAAATCATTAAAATGCCTGCCTGGCTCTTGGGGGTCGCCCAGCGCCTGCGGAACCAACGCCTCTCCCAGCGCCTGCGCCTGCTTACTCAGAATGCCGCATGGTCATCCGTTCAAGCCCTGCTGAAAAATGCCCGATTTGGCGAATTCGAATATCTCGGCACCAGCGTCGCCCAAACTCACAACGCGCATCGCCACCAGCGCACGGGCCGGACATTCAAGCGGGCCAGTAAACTTTTTGTCACCGAGTCATCCACCCTCCATTCCTACATCGAGCAGGAAAAAAATCGCGTCGGCCTTTCTAAAGCAGGCTGGGCCGCCGCCGCCAAATCCATTCGCCAGGTCATCTCCGGATCGCAGACCCGCGGATTTGCAAATTGGGTGCTTCGCAACAACGGGAGCGGATCCGCGATCGACATGACCCGCAGCAACACCAACCCCAGCGCTGCCATGACCAACGGCACTCCTTGGGCCGACCGCGTCATCCCGCTCGCCGAGCAGATCAGCGCCCTCAACAATGTCGCCGCGCGCATGAAGCGCCAGATGGCCGAAATCCTCAAATACCGCCGCCGCCAGGCCGCCTACACCGAATAACACCATGGCCGATGTCACAGTCACATTTGGAGCGCAGGACACCGGGCTCGAGCGCACGCTCAACACGATCCAGACCGAGCTGAACCAGCTCAAAGCCGAAGCGTTAAGTGGCGAGTTGAGCGTGGATCAGCTCAAGAGGGCCATGCGTGAAATCGGTCAGCTTCAAAATGTCGAAGCGCAAATTCGGCAGATGGCCACGGCTACAAATGAGCTGGGCAACGAAAGCCAACAAACTTCCATACAAGTCAATCAACTGGATTCTGAAGTTTCCCAACTTGGTGCTGAATTTATTTCGGCAGCATCTTCAGCAATGTCACTTGGGACGCGGTTGGATTTAATTAGCGCTGAACTTTCAGAATTAAAAAGCAAAGCAAGCACCAGTGAACTAACTGTTGAAGAACTCGAAAAAACTCTGAGGCGAATTTCTACTCTTGAGAGCACTGAAAGGCGGCTACAAACGCTCGCAAATGCAACAGACTTGTTAGGGGATCAAAGTGCTCAGAGCGCTACGCAAGTCAACAATCTCCAGCGGGAACTCGGCCAGACCACCACCGCCATGGGCGGCACCTCTTCTGAAGTCACGACTCTGCGCGCCAATTTCAACAACTTGGCTGGACAAATTGCTGGACTCTGGGCCACCGTCCAAGGCGCTCAAGGCATGTTCAATTTCCTACGCGGAGCCGTGAGCGACGCAGTTGATTTGAATGAAGCGATTAACCGATCCAATGTGATTTTTGGATCTGCCTCTCAAAGCATCCAATCTTGGGCCAACACAGCCGCCACAGGTATCGGCCAATCCAGCTCGGCCGCGATTGGTGCCGCTTCCAACTTTGCTGTTTTTGGTAGGGCTGCCGGGCTTACGGATCAAGAACTAATTGATTTTTCTACCACTCTTGTTTCTCTCGCTTCCGATCTCGCCTCATTCCAAAACACAACTCCGCAAGATGCTATCACGGCACTTGGTTCGGCCTTGCGCGGAGAATCTGAGCCGATTCGCCGATACGGCGTTTTACTCGACGACGCGACGCTCAAGAACCGCGCAATGGCCGAAGGCATTCGTGATACCACAGATGGAGCGTTGACTCCAGGCGAGCGTGTTCTGGCCGCTTACAAAGAAATTTTGGCTCAAACCTCAGTCCAACAAGGCGACTTCGCCCGCACTTCCGAAGAGCTGGCAAATCAAACACGAATCCTCAATGCCGAATTTGAAAATCTCTCCGCGGAAATCGGAACCGTCCTCGTTCCTGCCACACTTCAACTTATTGGCCAACTTCGGGTGATGATCCCCGTCGTGTCTGACCTTGTCCAAGAATATCAACAATATGCAACTATCACCCATGAGGCCGGCTTGGGAACAACGGAAACAGCCGATGCTGCGGGCAAAGCCACTGGTATGCTGGATTTGCTTGGAGTCATGGTTTCAAGCGTGGTCGGTCCGATCACGGACCTCGCCACAGGAACTTCCAATTACCGCGATGCCGCCAACGCCGCCGCCGAGGCTGCCAAGAATTCCCACCTGCAAATCAATCAAGTCGGCACCTCTGCCACAACAGCAGCTACCGGGCTCACACAAGCCGGAACCGCCACGGCGGACCTTAACAACAACCTGCTGACTCTCTCCAGCAGCGGCACCGGATTGTTGTCTGAAATGAACGCTGGAGCTCAACAAATTTCGACTTCCTTTGGTTCTATTGAAACATCCGCCGCAAACACTGGAAACCTTTTAGGCAATCAAACGATCACGCTCGAAACGATAAATTCCAGCTACGAAATCTGGCGCGGAACATCCGAGCGCATCAACGAAGCCGAGCTCGAGCGAGAGCAAAGTTTG